CATATACCTAGCAGGATCGTACGTGTAGAGAGTGAAATCAGTCGTAGTCGTGAATGAACTTACATCGCTGACACTCACAACCGGAGCCTCAGGTAGCATTACCGTGTCGGTACCGTCAGTATCGATGGCGATAACATCATCGGTTACACGATTGATGGTCTGATGCAGGAACCCACGAATCGTGTAGCAAGCCGAGTCGAGGGCGATAGTAGAGAGATCGTCAGTCTCGCCTACTCCCAACGCCGGCAAGCGAAGATATGCGTATAGATCATCGATACTGATAAAAGGATCGTAAGCCACTTACCATCTTTCGTTTGAGTCGGGAGGCCACTGTAGGGCAGGGATCTTGTTCCACTGTGGGTTTGTCCTTGGGCCCCACTTAATGTTAGTGTCAGGAGGCCATTGATTACCGGAGTGTGACGGCCACTGGATCATCACAACGCGGATGTTCGGGACAGGCGCGAATGCGGTTGCCGTAGCCTTGGGCGGGACAACCCCAATCCCGGGAACCTTTGCCGACGCGCTCGCCGTAGCGACAGGCGGCATGACAATCTGATCGATAACCCCGCTGATTGTCGGGATAGGTGCCGAAGCATTCGCGACGGCTGCCGGCGGTAGAACCCGCACTTGAATCGTCGGGACAGGCGCGGATGCATTCGCGGTAGCGGCCGGAGGCGTGAGCCTGTCTTGCGGTGTCGGGAGCGCGGCAGACGCAGTAGCCGTAGCGGCTGCAGGCGACACACGGAGTTGCAGTGTCGGGACAAGCCCTGATACACTTGCCGTTGCCGCAGCCGGCGACACCTTAACATCAACAACCGGCGTAGGAGCACTAGCATTCGCTGTGGCAACCGGTGGACTAACAACAGCCGCAACCGTAATAGTCGGGACAAAAGCACTGGCCGACGCCGTTGCTGCGGCCGGGGAAACTCGTAACTGTATAGTCGGAACCGGGGAACTTACCGAAGCGGTAGCGGCCGGCGGCGAGATTATCTGACTACCGATAACGGTCGGGACTAGAGCAGACGCACTAGCTGTAGCCGCTGCCGGCGACACCCGAAGCTGAACCGCGGGAAGCGGGGAGCTTGCCGAGGCGGTAGCGGCCGGGACAACAACCTTAACGTCAATCCCTGGAATGCCAGAGAACGTAGTTGCGTCGTCGTTATAGAAATACGGATCTCGAACTAAACGCTGGAACGCGGCAAGTTTGAGCGGAGAACTAGCCGGGTAATAGAGCGACGACGGAACACCGCCGCTGCCCACCGTGAAACCAATCCACTTAAGCCTCGAGCCAGTGATCGGAAGACCCTTGATGTACGTCCCGAAAGCGTCAAGGAAGTCCGCGATCTCCTGACTGACCGTACTGTTCAGTCCGTCGTCGCCAGCACCAAACTCTGGGAAAAGGAAATCCTTACCGCGAGCATTAGCAAGCGTCAGGAAGTCCGCGAAAATCGTGGAAGCGTTCGTCCCGTACTTGATGTGACCGCTGACGACGTTCTGATAAAAGTCAGTCGCAAACTCTTCGTAATAACTCGTGCCGGCCGGGGCGGGGCTGGTGCCCTTGTCGGGATCGAAGTCGTCTACGGTGAGCCCGGGAGTTGTGGGCGACACCCACATATCCGGGAGAACACAATAAACAAACGTGACCTTACCGCCAAGATACTGACCGGTCTTAGATCGTACTGTTGCTCCGGCGGCGTCAAACTTATCCCGAACATGACGGTAGGCGTCAATGTACGCCTGCTGCGTGTTCGTCGGGACGGCAAGGTAACCCTTCTGATTTGAGTTGGCTACCGTCTGCTCGTGATGGAACGAGAACCGCATCGGATTCGTGGGGTTACACCACGTCTCCGTCAGGATGTCCGTAATCAGCGCATCAATTTCCGTGTCCCAAAGACCGGCCGCTACTTCGTCCCACGGCATGGCCTGCTTAACGCCACCGCCGTCTACATACTGAGCGTTAGCATTACGGTAGTTCTTAAGATACCCAAGACCAACATCGGTATCGAACCCACTTGCAGAGTTATCGAGATTGAGGTTCTTACGTACGCCGTCAAAGCGCCGGCCGATATCACGTTCAATCGAAGGAGCATCCGGGAATACTTCCTGAGGCGAATACCCGACCCAGGTAACAGAGCCAGTGACCTTGATCGGCATTGTCGGAGCAATGCTCGAGGCAGAAGCCGAAGCCGTAGGAGCCTTGATCGGAAGAGCGGGTGCGGGAGAACTTGCCGTGGCCGTAGCCGCAGGCACAGAAATCCCGATCTGTACTGTGGGCGTAGGCGCTGACGCCGTGCTCGTTGCAACACCCGGGAAGAGGCGAATTGCCGGTGTAGCGTGACCCGCAGGCTGACTGCTCGCTGAGGCGGTAGCAGTCGGCACCACAATTGCCGGCACAAGCGGGGGCGGGCCGTTAGCAGAGGCCGTCGCCAGCGGCACAATAATGCCAAGCTGCGGGACAGGCGTAGGTGCAGAAGCAGAAGCAGTAGCCGCCGCAGGCGGAACTTGGACCTGTGGAACAGGTAGAGGGCCCGACGCAGAGGCAGTCGCCGCGGGAGCGGGAATCGAAAGCTGCGGAACCGGTACTAGAGAACTAGCTGAGGCTGTAGCAACAGGAGGCGAAACCGTTTGGTTCGCCGTTGTAACGGTCGGTGGCCGACGATTGATGAAGAATGCCAACTAGCGCCATCCCTGCACCGGCATTTGTACCACAGGTCGATGAATAGTCGCCCTTATACTACGTTGGGCGTCGATAACAGTAACCTTTGGAGTCACCGGAGGTTGCTGTTCAACAGTAGTTTCAACGATTGCACCAGGCATTATGCGACCCAAATCTCATAGACGAATCCACCCCAAGCATTTGAGGCAGTCGTATCATTGGGCCCACCGTAGTTGATGTTCCCTGACGCCGCTACGATATCAACTGAATACGCAGCATCCCAGGTCAGCGATGACCCGGCGGTGAGACCACCGATCACGCACTGACTTTCAAAGACGTACCGCGTCGTCGCGACGCCACCGCCGAGATCGACGAGCCCGCCAATCGGCGTTGTTCGACCCCTGACGGTCGTACTTTCTAAGATACCGAACTGGAGTGCTGGTAGGACGGTTGATCCGTCTACCTGACCCTTGATGCGCACGTTCACGCGACCCGAAGGCGGCACCGTGAACGTGGATCGTAGGTTCGTAGTGTCAAGTGCAGTCATCGCGATCAACGTGCCAACCGACTTGGCTACCGCCGTCGAAGGGTCATAGTTCTTCGCGGCGAGGATATTTGTCGTCTCCCAAACCTCGAACTGGAATGCGCCGAAGCTGTCGTTCGTGGTCGCGTTATTAGGGCCACCATACTTGAGATCAGACGAAGCGACAGTAAACTCAACGCCATACGCCGCATCCCACGTCAAGGAGGCGCCGGGCGTCAACCCCGTTACGCAAAACGCCGCCTCGACAACCTGATGCGCGGTTGCAATACCGGTCGCTGACCGTCCACCAATCGGCGTGCCTCTGCCGCGAACAGTTGACCCCTCGAGCACCCCAAGCAAAATCATAGAACATGATGTAGCGCCATGAAGAACACCACGAAGACGAACAAACACAATCCCGTTGGACGGGACAGTGAATGTAACCCGAAGGTTCGTCGTGTCGAGCGCCGTCATAGCCAGTGCAGCAGCACAAGACTTAGTGACAGCTACGGATGGATCGTAATTCGCAACAGCAAGACAGGCCACGGTCAGGCGCCTATCGTTACTCGCATGTATGCAAAAACGTTCACGTTCGCTGTGACATTCACGCGGAGAGCAAGCGCCTTAACCGTACCACCACTGAGATCAGTCTCCGGCTCAGTGCCGGGCATATAGGTGCGAGCGTACACACCGTTAAATTGCGGTACGAATATCGGCTCGATGACAGTGAGCGCAGTCGGTTCTGCAGTGTAGTTATGAGCGGCAGTAAACTGCGCCGCGATCGTTCGGCCGGTGACCTGCACAATAGCCGGCGGTGAACCGCCCGCAGTCCCGGCAGTTGCCTGCGTAGACTGACAGAGTTGAACAGTAGCTGGGATCGCAGATGCAGAAACACCATCCAAACTGATGCCCCACTCAACAATCTGGACGGGCTGATTCGCGCCTGCGATAACGTTCAGAACAGTCTTTGCGCCGGTTGTTGCGGCGAAAACCGTGTTCTGACAGACATAAATAGCGTCGGCCATTTTATGCCACCACTACAGAAATGATCCCCGATGCGTTCCAAGCAATCGTCAGCGTAGCGCCGGCCGCAGCGGTAACCGTGCCGCCGAACAAGACGTACGAAATCAGCGGCTTGTTCGAGGCTGGCGTTGAATCGTAGACGACAGCACTTGTTGCGGAAATACCCGCACCAGATGCAGTCCATACGGCATTGCTCGCGGTCCATGAAGTCGTCTGACCGTTCGTAACGGTCGGTGAAGTGAGCGTGACGCCGCCTGCGGTGTAACCGTTGGCGGTAGAAAGCTCAGTCCACGCCGTCGTGAACGGGGTAGCATCGAAGTATTTGTGTGTTGCCGCGTACGTATACGCGGTGTTCGACAGACCACACTTAATAGTGTCCGTGTCGATATCAGCTTCCTTGTTCCACGTAGTCGTGAAGAACATGGGGTAAACAAAGGCTGTAACTGCCACTTTAGTTTATCCTCTCTAATCCTGTGTTGGTTCCACGATCAATTCGGCAACAGGAACGCCGATGACCACATCGCCAGCGGGAGACACTTCAACCTCATCCGTCTCTTCGCTATCCGCGTCCGGCGTGAAACCGGATTCTTGATCTTTTGGGAGATACGTCATAGTCAGTTTCTTGTGCTTAGGCTCCATTACTCTCCTTGGCCTTCTGTTGTTCAGGTTCGCCCTGAACAAGAGTGTTCACTGAACATCTCGAGCAAACGCACTTAGGCGAGTGCCCGCTCGTAAAGGGCGGACGTATGCCGGCGTTAGTCCCGCCCTGAACAAGAATGTTCACGAGCGCCGGCCGAGATCTGCGTCAGGGTGAAACTCGGAAGCAAACTGTGGGGCCACCCGTCGGTCAACCGCAGCGCCATTAAGCGAGGGCTGGCCGGCGCGAAGCCACTCGAGCACACGACTCATGCCCTCTTCCAGCTCGATCTCTGGACGCCATCCAAGGTTGCGCAACTTAACAGTCGTCAGACGCTTAACTACAGTCTGGCGGTCGGGCGGATCAGTCTCGTGAATCAGGTCGTGAGAAGCTCCAGTCAAGTCGCACGCAATCTCGGCAACACGCCTCATTGAGACTGCATTGTCGTCTCGACCAATGTTCCAATCGCCGGCCGCACGTCCTTCAAGCACGTAGCGCATACCCCGTACTGTGTCTCCGACCCAGCACCAAGCGCGCTCACTACCGCGATGAACATAAATCGGTTCTCCTCTGTCAGCTTGATCGAGGAAACAGACAATAGCCGCTCGGCCAAAGCCAGGAGGCAGGCCGGGTCCGTATGGCATGGACAGGCGGAAGTTGATGAGTCCGGCGGGGGCATAGAGCTGTAGAATCTCCTCGCCCCACCGTTTCGTGAGGCCGTAGGCATTATGTGGGAGTTTCATTCGACAGCCCTCCCACGCGGGCGACTGACCAAGATCACCGTATACCTCAGAAGTTGAGGCATAGGCAACCGGAACGCCCGCATCGCCACAAGCCTTCGCGACAAGCGCAGTGATGCCGGCGTTGTCCTGCACAGTAAACATCACATTATCTTCCCCAAACAGACGGCCCACCTTTGCCGCCAGATGAACCACGTAATCGGGATTGTACTTCTCGAGCGCGTGCTCGATAGTGCTCGGTGTTCGTAGATCCCCAAACTCGCGGTCGATACCGTTAACGTTATGGCCGTTCTGCCTAAGCTCGTTGCTCAGGTGTGTGCCGATGAAACCATCAGCCCCGGTTACGAGAAACTGCACGTAATCCTCCGATGTCGTCTGCGTCCGGGTGGAGCAGAGTTTCAGGTAGAGCGGCCAGAGCGCACCGCGAGAAATGAGCAAGCATACCGTTCGGTTCGTAGATTCCCCCGCACGTACAGCGGGGCTCGGTAGGCTTGTGTAGCGGCTCGGGAACCATCATGTGTGAGAATTTTTCTGGGTGCTCGCGGACGTACATCGGCATGTCCTCGAGCCCAACCCACTCCGACGGACGATACTCCCGGGCGAAAACATCTCGGCCGGTCGTGATCGATTCCAAGATCCAGTCATCCGTAAGAATGTCCGCAACCGTGAGCCCTCTAGCCAGTGCCCCCTTATCGATCAGGTCGATGGCTTTGTCCATCATGCCGGTAATCTTCGACCGGATCTTCTCGACGCCGCCCTGGTAAGTCAGGTGATGGCCGGAGAGAGCGCCCCGGGAGGGTACGGACGAATCCCACAAGATCGCCCCGCACACCCCTAGCTCAAGGATCTTCTGTCCGAGCACGACGCCGCCGAGCGTTCCCGCGCGGCACCCTCGATCCAGCCATCGCCAGTTTAGTGCGTAAACATGGAGATCCATCGGGAAGCGCATCGGCGGATTGTTGAGCGCATCCGATAGAGCATACTGCGTCGGGATCTCGTCAAGGTCGGATACATATACGAGATCGAGAGGTTTGATGTCGTACATCCCGCGGATGAGAGCGTCGCGTTGCCAGCGTTCGCGAGCCACGTCATCTGCGTGCCGGGTACCGGCGGGCATGTCATCGACCACAACATATCTGATTTTGTCGGCCCACGGAGCAAATCGTTCCTGATGCTTTGGGAATTCCAGCTCTTTGGGCCGGCCGCGTTGATCGACTGTTGCTTCCGCCAGTACGACCACATCCACCATATCACCGATAGTGCCGAGACGAATCTCAAGGACATCAACCTCATTTTTAAATTGTGATGCGGTATAAATCAACCGCGCCCCTGTCTCTGAATCCACCAGTAGAAGAACATTGCAGTAACACGATTGCGGCGGCGATATTCGACCTTTTCTTTGATCTCCGACCACGGCTTACTCATGACCAACCTCTACATGCTTTACTAGTGTCTTCGTCATACTCAACGAGACCCGATACCCATTCGAGCCCGATCTCAGACTCAATCCGTTTAAGTTCTCTCCAGGCATCTCCTAGTGAATCATACCGCTGCACGAGATTTGCGTTGTCAGAAAACAAAAGATATCTCATGCTACGGGGCGCCTTCGGTTGCGATCTGCCAACCACCTATAGTAGTGAGGCACATAACCCTCCGCAGCCATTGCTTCCTCGAGAGCGGTCAAGTCCCGGGCCCGCCGTTCGGGGCGCCGGCCTTCGGGCGCGATGTAGTGATGGACAACATAGGTCGGACAGAATTGAATCGGGAGACCTAACCGCCAGGCCCGATATGTAATCCAGTCGTCTGATCCGTCGTGGATCGGTAGGAACCACCCGCCGATCTTGAGCATTGCTCGAGTCAAAAATGGGATCATCACTTTCAGGCCCATCGGAGTCTCACACACAAAACGCCGGCCATCCTCGTAAACGTTCGCTACAGGGACAATGCCCTTGTTGAGCATTTCAATCGGAGCCTGCCACCAGTCATACGCCGGAATGATATCGTCCGCGGTGAAGTGCAGATAGTCGCCAGTTGCCTGCTCTGCGCCTTGCTCCCACCCCTCAGCGCAAGACGGAGCATCTTTGACGACGATCACTTCGGCATCAGGGGCCGTTAACTTATACCCCTTGAGACACTTCGCTAGCCACTCCTCGCGACCAGTGATAGTAGGAACGATAATCGAGATCATGTAATCTGACGCCTACGAATACGATCAGCCCACATATGCAAGAGAAGACCGACAGTATTTCCAATAACCCCAACAGAAAGTAAAATAGTAATCATGTACTATTGTAGGGCGTTCCAACCGGCGCCTTCTGCTTGCTGCCGCAACTGCTTTGCAACCATACGGTCTAGATCGCGAATCCGTACATTATCAAGACCGGTAACACTCGTCCGCAGTCGCTCCTCGAGCGCACTGTAGACGGGTGGCACATAGCCGGCCTGCCCCATTGCCTCTACGAGCTTGAAGATGTCGCCGTGCCGGCGGGTATAGTCCCGGCCCTGATCGGCAACCCAATGTGTGAAGCTGTAGCTCGGTGCTGTGTGGAGAGGGATCTTGCGTTGTGTGGCAACGTAGGAAACCCAATCGTCCGAGCCGTAGTGGATCGGTAGAAGCCATCCGCCCTGATCGAGCATCTTGCGGCTCAGGAACGGGACGAGTACATTCTTGACCAAGCCCATGTCTCCGAGCGGAGAGTCACACATCAGAGGCATGCCGTTAGAAGCGAACACGTTTGCAATCGGGACACCACCCATGTCCGCGGCCTTAACAGCGTCCGGCCACCAGTTTTGGTTGGGGGTAATGTCGTCGGCCGTGAAGTGGAGGTACAGACCGCGAGCCTGCTCGGCGCCCTTGATCCAGGCATGTCCGCAGCTCGGCTCGTTTTCGATGACAATAAGTTCTGCGCCCGGAGCAGTTGTTTCGTACCCCTCGACGCACATCTTGAGGTAATCCTCGCGACCCGTGATTGTGGGAATGATGACCGAGATCATCGGTCGGGCCTGCGCCATCACGGCCGGATACCGTAAAACGTCTTCATGCGAGCAGCAAACTTCTCGCCGTGTAGCTCTGCAATCTCATCCCACATGACCGGCACTTCTCCTCGCTTCTCGAGTCCTGCGACCCATAGGTGACGCTTCCACGGTGTGATCTGGAAGCCTGATTCAAACTGGATAGTCTCAAGGGGGTCAACCTCGAGCCACAAAGTGCCGGCGTCTGGGTTGGCTTTGAGAACGCCCTCGTGCGTACTCGTGTCGCACATCTTCATAATATTCTCTTCGCACGGTCGAGGGTTACGTGCGAGTAGTTCTGTTGGGTAAGCCTTCATCGCCCAGATAGGATTCCGATACTGAATCGCTTTGGTGCCCGTACCGTGTACGGCCGTCATCCAACGAGTTTGTATCAGTACATCCGTCGGACTCTGATCTATTGCTTGTAGGAGCCTAGGGTCAAAGACCTGATCTGAGTTAACGTGGAATGAGAAGTCGAATCCATGATCGACGGCCCAACTGTGACCATCGTTATATTTTGCGCCGAGAATGTTGGGGAATTCGATTCCCACGAATCCAAGCGTTCGGGCAAGCTCAACATTTTCGAAGTCACCGATGCATACACATTGTGCTTCCACTCCAAGACTAGCCGCCTCCTCGAACGTCTGGACGCGATGCTCGAGCATGATGCGTGTCAGCTCGAACCGCCTGAATACCGGCGTGACTAAAAGAACGGACACAGGCTAGAAGTATTTTCGTAGTTCCCTGCGGAGCTTATAGTACGCGACTACCTCGCGGCCGACGGACACAAAGTACCGCGGGGGCAGGAGCAGCAGAAATCCGATAAGTCTAAGAACGGGCAAAGAAACTCCTAGAAACTGTGGGCGGTGAGGCCAGCCGAAACTGGCCCCACCTGTACCACAAGTATACCGATCCAGATGGATCAGGTAGCGGCGCCCAGACCACCAAGGTCGGCAACCGCGAAAGCGGCCGGCCGATACACGGCGAGAGCAAGGCGCTCCTCAGCGCGAATCGCGACCTTGTTCTCCTGGAAGAACGTGGAATGCGAATTCGACGCCTCAACGCGCAAACCGCCCTTGCGATAGACCTGCGAAGCGGTGCTGAACGCACCGACAATCGGCTTGGCCTCGGCAACAGCCGTGGTGACCACGACGCGCATACCCCACAGGTTCGGGCCAGCCTCCGAAGAGAACGGACCAGTACCCATGTAGTTAGCAGTCGTATTCTTGAGAGTAACGATACCCTCCCAATCGTTCGGGTGGATGATGATACCGTCCGGCTCGAGGAATGCCTCACGCACCCGCGAGATAGCCCGGAAGATGTGGTCAGCATCCGTGGCGCTAGCAGCGTTCGAGCGAAGGCCCTTGTTGTTGGCCGGGATACGGCTAACAAGACCAACGAGATCGTTCGTGCCGGCACCGTTCAGGAGCGAGTTCTCCTCCTGAATCTTGACGAACAGAGTCAGACGCGCATTGATGTACGACTGGATACCAGCGACATCCTCGAGCATCTCCTCAGTGACCGGCAGAAAGGTAGCGATCTTCTTGACCGGCTCACTCGTCATATCGAAGACCAGAGTAGACTCCGGCTTGCTCACACCTTCCGCGACGGCCGCAGCAGCGTTCGTCACCGAAGACTCGATCATGTAGTTGATCGTGTTAGTGTCGGTGGTACCCGACGCCATAAGATCGGCTACAGTGAGCCTCTGAAAGAGCACCGGGAGAATACCCGGCTCGTACTGCGGGACGACGAGCTTACCGCCCGAACCAGTCGCCTCAGACAGAAGGGTCTTAACCTCCATGTCAATGGCACCGGTCGTCCAGTTACCGTCGAAGCCGCGATCACGCAGCGCCTTGTAGCCGTCCGACTTAACGAACGCCTCACCCGGCGAAGAAGCGCGCGGCGGCGCATCAGGGGCACGGCGAGCATCTTCATCAATCTCGATGGTCTCACCGATGTTCTTCACGCGGTTGCGAGTCTCGATAGAAGCCTGAACCTCGCGCCGCGTCTCCTTGAGGACTTCAACCTGATCGAGAAGGCCCTTGACCTTCTTATCCTCGTCCTCAGTCATACCACGAGCCTCAGCGTGCGCCGCCTCTGTAACAGCCTTGGCGTTGCCGAGAATCTCGCGCATCTCGCGGTCAACCGCCGCGAGCTGTCGTTCGTACTTATCCATTAGGTTAAGTACCTCTCTGCCCCGAAGGGCTAACGCGCAGCGCCGGCCGCGGACCCACTACCTTAGTGGTCTGCGCAGCGTTAACTGCGATTGCGGGGCGTGGGAATCGAACCCACACTAACCGTTCCCCGCTCTTACTTACTCTTCGTCAAACTGGCTTAACTCCACAATCAGCATCCTGTGAAGGGCTGCCGCCTCCATAGCGTCTGCCGACAGTGCCTTACCGATCTCGTGCTCGTTCTGCTCGAGCAGAAGCTCGTTCAAAGTGGAGTCGATCTCATCGGACTTAACCTCAGGCTCAGTCGCCTCAGCCTCAGGAATCTCGATCTCTTCGTCCGACTTCCACGAGTCGGGGATCATGTCCGTCGCGCCCAAAGCCCGGGCCCGCTTCATGATGTGCCGCTTGGCAGCCGCTTCATCCTTTGCACGGCCGATAGACTGAATCGCATTCTTGAGATCAGTCGTATTGTCAATCGGGAACGAGCCGTCAGGCATAGCGCGTCCATCCTTAGCCATCGCCTCACGTTCGGCAGTTGTGTAGTCCTTCTTCTCTTCGACAACCTCCGACTCCTCAGAAGTATGGAATTCTGCATCGACCATCTTCTGGGCCCAAGCCTCAGCCTCTTCCTGATCCAGAGCCTTGTACTCGAGCGCGAGCTTCACAAGCTCGTGGTACACTTCGGCCTTAGGCGTAATCTCAACGCCAACCTCAGAGGGCTCGCCAAGAGTAGCGTTGCCATCCGCGTCCAGTTCGTAAGAGGCAGAGTACATTGTATCGGCCTTTTCGGTGCCGTCATACTCGCACACCTGATACACGACCTGACTCGGCGTGGTCGCAACGATATTCACGCTGACCCAACCCTTAGTCGGATCGGCCGGCGACGGATACTTCGCGGCGACGGCCTCCGAGAGCGAGTCACGGATAGCCTCGAACGTGCCGGGGATCTCGATGTCCACGTAGCTCTTGCGCTTGTTATGCGCGGAGACCGCGGACTTGAGCGACAGAAGTTCGGTGTCGGGATTGATGCCCTTAAGCGTAGGACCGACTTCGATCAGATTAACCTCAGTAAGATCATACGCACCGTCGTCAGCCTTCTTCTCACCGCCGGCCGGCACCGTGTACCCGAAAGAGAATTCCTTGAGCAGACGCGAGCCCATCAGGCGATGAACCTGAGCGGCAACCGGGTTATCCTCGAGATGATCGATCTGGCCCTTGACGTACAGGCCGCGCCCCTCGACAGCCTTGACCTGATTCGGGTCGGCGTGACCGATGATTGCAAACGGATCGTCCCAATTGTGTGACAGAATCACAGGGATCGGGTCGCCAGACTGGCGCCACCGCTCGAGCGTGTTATCGAACGCTGTAGACTTTAGGCGGTCGCCCACCTTATCGACGTTATCAAACACCGCAACCATAGCCTCAAAAGTTCCGACAGGTTCATTGTCATCGGGACCGAGCGACTTGAACGTGGCGGGGAAGCTCTTGGTCTTAGGTTCCATTATTAGTCTCCTCTAAATCAGGCCGTAGCCCTTACAATCGTTCGGAAGTCGTCCGAAAGATCAGGATTCATCAAGTACGCCCACGGCATCAAGAAGTAGCCAGACAGGCCCCACCCTGTGCCCCAGGAATTTCGGCAGAGAACATGATTCGGCATGTCGCGAAGATAACCGATTGCTAGTACCTCATGCCCGCCGTAGTACGTCTCATTAGCGGCCGGCATAGGCACGATGCCCGTGCTAGCCGCGCGGTAAGACTCGAACGATTCGTACACTTCAAACCCGAACGCCATCGTCTGGTGATTCGAGAGCACGGCCTTGATCTGGTCAATGTCTCGAGGGACAACAGCGTACGGCTTGGTCAACTTGCGCCGCTTCTTGTCCTCAGGTGGCGGGCCGGCAAAATCATTGACATCATACGGCCATGCTCGCTCGAGCAGGTAACCAGTCTGCGCCGCAAACTTGAAGCCGTCCCGGCCGTAGGCCCCCGTGTCTTCGTCGGCAGGCGCCCCCTCGAGCATACGCTCACCGTAGTAGATGTCTAACCGCGACGGGCGCCGCGCGTGCTCAGGAGCTAGATCCAGTGAACGGTCAAACTGGAGCGCCGCGCCTACCGCGTTTGCAGTACACGACCCCAGAGAGCCCTGATCGTAGATCCCGGGCATATTCGAGCCTCGCCGTGGGTCAACCTCATCCTTGATGAACAAGCCCGAGGGGTTAGCCACCTTATCGCGCTTGTCTTCGGGGGATCGTTTCCACCCACCGTAATGATGCTTGAGCTTAGTCATTAGTATACGTCAATCACGCACTTGCAATTTACGTTCTGAGAATAATCCTGCACCTTGGGATCTCCCGGGAATCGACTACCATTTTCAAACACCTTGTCTACCGCAATCGACTTCTGGTTCAAAGCCTTGTGCCTCGAGTTCTCGCTTTCCGTGATCCAAGTCTTGACACGCATAGTGCCCTCAGGGCCCGGATTCTGCTTTGCTGCCTCGACAGCCGCGAAGTTAAGTAGATGATTTGCCTGTGTACGGCTAATATCGTTGGCCCGCTTTTCCTTCGCGATGGCGAATACGTCCTTGGGTACACTTCCCGACTGGATCTGATACGCCGTGACCTTGTTGATTGCCGTCGCCATTGCCTCCGCGCCGGCCTTGAGATAGTTCTCGACCTGGCCGGTGTCGAAGGAGCCCATCAACCTCGAGCCGACGATCTCGCCCTCACGCTTGACAGTCTTGAGAGACAGGTTGTAGAGATCGTCCGCAAGTTCTGTGTCCCAGCGAAGACTGTCGGCCTTACCGCCCTTTTGCAGCGACCGCTCCTGCCGCCCGAAGTATGCTTTCATCAGAGTTTCGTGTTCGGCGTGGTACTCAAACCGGCGCTTGAAGGCCGCATTAATCCGCAAAGACTTCGTTCGAATTCCGAGTTCGTCGGACTTAGCAACGTTAGGGTCACCCTCGCGATGCGTACCGTCCTGGGCCGGCGTATTCGGGTTGGGGATCGGCATGACGTTAGGAGCGGGGAGCCCGCCGAGATTGCCGGACGCGACAACGTTCGTCGGCACCACCAGCTCATCGCCGCCCTCTACCGGTGGATAACCAAACTGCGCGCGAACCTCGTTCACCGTCATGAACGGCCGGCCGGCGGCGGATGTTCCTCGAGCCATGCGCTCAATCGGGTCGCCCTCGAGCTTAGACTGCCAATCGAACCTAAATTCCTTAGTGTTTGGCTTAACGTCGTAGTCAGCCTCGAGCAACTGAACCTTGAAAGCCTCTGCCATCCGGTCACCGATAGGCGGTAGCACGTCCATATACATCTGCTTGCGGGCCTCAACGAGTGCAGAAGACTGTTCTCGGATACCCATAACATCGGGGTGCAGACCGAAGGCGTGACAAACCTCGACGTACGAAAGAGTAGTCATGCGGAGCACGTCTGCCTCGCGCGGGTTGACGCCGGCATCGTTCCAGTGCATGCCTTCGTCAAGTGTGACGACTCGCTGCGAGGCGCTACCGGCCATTCTGCGGCTTACGGCGCCCTCGAGAGCCTCACGGCCCACATCATCGAGGGTTGGAGCCTCTAGCGGGCGCTCAATAAACCCACCACGGAGCCGGCCGGAGCGGTTAAACTCGATACTGGCGGCTCGACGTGTAGCGGAGTCGGTCAAAATCTGCTTGAGAGCCTCCATCCTCGAGACTCCTACGCGCGGATCGAGCGCATTGTAAGAAGGAATGTGGATCATCTGATCGGCAGTATAATCGTCGTGGTTGCCGTCAGCATAAGTGATCCGATAGTTCTGTGCTACTAGCCTGTTGTTGCCCTTGACGCCTACAGCATACGGGGGAATGCGAAGTAGCGTTGTTTGCTCGAGCGGTAGAACGCGAATCTTGAGAATATAGGCGTTATCGAACACCAAAAGGTCATTTGCAATCGCCTCGAGGAGCATTCCCATGCCCTGATGTTCTCGAGGATTGCGAATCGACTGCATCGCCGGATGATTTGAGTCGGGTGTCGCGCTCGCCGGCCGGATGCTGAAAAGATCGAGCGGTACCTGCATGAAGTTCTGTGCGATGAAACTTGTGACCGAACGAATCTCAGGCTGCGTAATCCACATATTCGCATACGTCGCAGACTGCATAGAAAAGTAGTACCCGTCTACATATGAAGACCGCGGGAACGAGAAATATCCGCCACCGGAGAAGCCTGTGCCCAAAACACCCGCACTTCCCACGTTGCGGAAGGCCAAAAGTGCCGACGGCGTGGCCGAAAGCGCCTTTAACCTAGCGATTGAAGGGAAATTCATGCGGGTACGAGACCTTTTGTGCTACAATACATTGTGTGATTTCCTCCGATGGCCCCACATGCAGGGCAAGTTGTATTCCAGCGAGACTGCGGCTGGTCAGGAATCATGCCGCGGCGCATGAGCCCGTCGATAGCAATGATGGTTGACACAACACCGTCGATCCTCGAGGCAGACCGTTTCTTGTCCGGCTTGACGTTGCCGGCGGCGTCAACTGTGGCTTGAGTGTTGTTCACCATCCACCGCAAGACCGGGTTATTCCCGTGCCGTAGCTTCTGTTCGAGCACTAAACGTAGCAATTCCTTGGTCGGAGCGGACATGGAAGACATACCCTGACCGACATCGACCATCTCAACCCCGTCGTCTTGCAGATTCGTGACCAGCTCGGACGAGTTCCAGCGGTCATAACCCACGTCCTTGAGGTTGTACGTTACGGCAGCCTCGTTCACCTTCTGACGAATGGCCTCGTGCCGGATCGTCGCCCCGGGCGTAAGAGTCATGAATCCTTCGCGGGCCCAGAGATCGTACGGGACACGATCACGGCGCATTCTCTCGCGCAAACCCTCTTGCGGCGCCCAAAAATGCACATCTACGTCCACTTTTCCGTCTCTCATCGAGACTACAGTGAAGGCCGCAAGGTCGGTCGTGCTCGCAAGGTCGAGTCCGCCGAACGCCATACGCTTGGCTGGCTGCGCCGGCTCGTTATTCTTGTCCCACACATCGAGCGGGATGAACCGCGTTTCCTGTCCGACCCATTGCGAGAGGTACATCGTGCGAAACGTGTTTTGGAAGGCGGGGATCGCCTTCGCCTTCTCACACTCTTCACGCAGATATGAGATCGTGATAGCGGCCGGCGCCCCAGACGACGTAATTCCGCTGCCCTCGACGCCCTCGAGCATCGGATTCGCGAGCCGCCACGTCTCAGGGTCGGTCCAGTCAGCATCTTCGGGAGCTGCCCAGACGACACCCAGGAAGTTCGACTGTTGAACCTCGCCGTCACTGACCTGTCTCGTCAGCTCGTGCATCTCCCATGCGAGCGATTCGCGATCCCAACCTGCAGTCGTCAGAGCCCACGCCATCGGCTGCTTACGCTTACCCATACCCGTGACTAGGGCATCCCACAGATCGCGGTTAGGCTGCGTGTGAAGCTCGTCTACGACCAATCCGTGCGGGGAACCGCCCCACGCGCTTGCAACGTCGGAGGATGTCGCCTCGTAGAAGCCCTCCGACACCACTTCACCGATTGTAGCTTTGGCCCGGATCTCGCGCTGAATGATCTCGGCTCGAGACTTGAGATCGGGGCTCGAGCGAACCATCGCCTTGAGCCTGTTTAGGCAAATCTTCGTGGCCTGTCTGCGGTCACTGGCCGCACCGACTACCTCAGGATTTAGCTCGCCATCTGCGAAAAGTAATTTGCCGGCGATGCCCGCCCCAAGCTGCGATTTGCCGTTCCCTCGGCCTACCTCGATATAGACCACTCGATATAGTCGTACGCCATCGGCCCGGAACCAACCAAACGCCTCCCTGACTACCCAAGCCTGCTCCGGTGTGAGGTCGAATCGCTCTCCTGCAAGTGGCCCCTGAGAGTGTCGCAGGTACTTAAAGAAACCGACGGCCTTATCTGCTTGGCGCTCGTCGAAATACGCGCCGGACGGCTTAGGAGCGTGTGCGCTCGTGTATAGAGGATGGACGCCGTTAGTCGGGAAGGGATTTGGATTGTCGTTTCCGTTCGTTGTAGGCATTAAAGTAATTAATCTCTGCTTCCTTGAAATCCTTGCCTTGCATCAACCACCATGTGCCATCGGGGAGCGGCCGTAAGAGGCGTAAATGCGCCTGATATCCGCATTTACATTGCAGATATAGCGTCCCGCCGTACTCCGGGCGGATCTGTTGCACCTGGACGTTCTCGTGTGTGCAGGCCAAGACCTTCTTGCGGTTTTCAATTGACCTGTCGAAGAACCAGAGGCCCAAGAGCAATATACATGCGATGATGATTGCAGCAATCAATGACACCTTAAAGCGTCGAGGGAAGAAATTGTCTGGTTCTGCCCGTTTAGACTATTTTTGATTACACTATCAGGAATATTACCAAGATCCCCGTACTTTTTGACCCGCTGTTCCTTAGTCATGCTGAGGAACTTCACGTTTTGATCGCGACGATTAACCAAGTCCTGGCGGAAAATACAGAGGGCGCTCAGGGCGGTAGAGTTTCTGGTTGCAATATGCTGAATCTGATAAATCTGAAACAGCGTTGAGGCCCACGAAGCAATCAGTAGAAAAATGACAACGTACAAAACCGTGATGCGTCTCAGACCAAGGAACCTGCCGATATCAACAGTCATTCGCGGCTGCATCAGAAACCGCCTCCATGTATTGCCAGTAGAATAGACAGGAGCAGCATTGCGGCTGCAGTTAGAACAGACACAACGGCCAACACCCGGTCGCGCCCTGTCCACTCACGATCTTTTTCGGAATCAGCTTCGGCCCGGGCGAGCGCCCGAACCTCTCGAGAAAGAGCCGGCGTAAGTTCGCCACGATCTCGGGCCCGCCGTAGGTTCTCGAGTTCGCGTACTCTTGCGGCGATGTCCAACACATCACTGTGGTTCGCCTTCTTAAACATCTCGGCCTCGATGAAGATACGCAGCCGTAACTCCATCTCAGCGAGATCAGCCCGTAGAGCATCCCGGGTCAGGGGTTGTCGAAAGTATCCGCCGCCTTCTTCGTTGCTCATCAGTGCCCATTGATGATTGGGTGCTGCATCAGTGGTCCGCTACCTCTACGAGATAGTGATACCAGTCTTCTGTGGCAGACAAAACCTCGTCGGGCACTTCGTCAGCGTACTTGTAAATCATACTCACGAGATCAGTCGAGAGCTGGATCAGACGAATCGCCCTTAGAGCGATGTCCCGTTCAGACTCCTTGTGAACCGCGAGAGCGGCCTCGAACGATGTCATATCTTCCATTAAACAGTCACCTTCGATGAGAACCACGTTTGATTTGGGTCGCCGTTCTGGAAGATCGCGTCGTACTTAATCCTGAACTGCCAACCGTCGATCTGGCCGGCGTAGTTGAAGGTGCCAGTCCACGAGTGCTCAGTGCCGGCGTCAAACCAAGAACTAGCACCCGGCTTGTATGTATGACACGGGCCGGCATCGCAATTCGGTTCCTGCCAATCAGGATTCTGGTCAGAACCGAAGTTCTGTTGAACGGTCACCTTGATGCGGAACTTTGTATTCTCCGCACCACCACACTTAAAATCAGCATTGTACCCGAGTGTGTCGAGCTGCTCAGACCATTTGTAAAGAGCACCACTATGAATAGTGCAGGTGGCTGCAGCCTGAGCCGATCCGGCGCCGACCATCATGGCGATGGCAGTGAGAATGAACGTAACAAGTAAAACTGTAAATCGGGGCATTCTAGTCTTCATCAGGTTTAAACCTCGTCTGTTGCGGAAGTAACGAGCAGTACCAACTAACAGGTAACCGCCGTTGAAAACGACGTGGTAATCAAAACGTTTCCGTGGTCTTCGTCGCGGAAAACAGCCTTCGTACGAAACCACTTAGTACCGGAGCACATCGGATCAGGGTCCATGCCGGAGTTCCAGTCACCTTCATCCCAATACGTGATGAAGTTGCCGCCCGAGGAAGTGATAATCCTCTCGACGTTGGCGCCCCAATGCCCGGTTGGGTTCGGGTAATAGATGACGTTCGAGATCTGCGAGAAACCGGATGTCTGCGACGTAGTAGATTCCTGCGTCTCTGCAATCACCCGGTAGCTCACGTCACACTGAAAGTCGCCGGTCGTGAATCCAGTGCCGCCGTGGCCCGTGCCTGTGAAATTCGGATCAACCCACTGATCCTGTAGCTCGGTGTGGGCACATGTAGCGGCCGAGGCGCCGGCCGGAAGCGCCAGACCGAAGACGGCGGTGAGAACGACCATAACGAGTAGAACGGCAAATCGGGGCATTTTACTCCTCATCCGGGGGCGGTTAGTCTCCATCTAGGATACCAGATTCCTGGATCTCCTCATCCACGTTCACGTCGAGCCCTCGAGCGTAGGCGAGCCGCAGCAGGCGGTCGCGCTCGAGGCAACGGTCGCGAAGCAGGAGGTACTTCGGGTTGGGCTGGTCCTGCCCACGCTGAGACTGGCGGACGGGATTCTCGCGGACATCGGTGCGCAGAAGGCGGATATCCTCGAGAGTCTCCTCGATCTCTTTTAGAAGTTCGTTGTCGAGTAGCATGGTTCTCCTTATCAGCAGGTGCCGGCCGGGTAGGCAGTCGTGCCGCCGTTGTAGACGATGTTCGGGCTCGAGCCGGCGAAACTGATTACGACGTGTTCGCGCCAGAACTTGTGCCACGCGGAACCGTCCGAGCTGCAAAAGCTGTTGACGCCTTCCTTGAGATCGAACCACTGTTCGCCGCTATGCTCAGTGCCACCGTCAAAGTAGGGGTTGTTCGAGGGACGCCAGGAATAGCAGTCTGCCTGCGTCCCGATGCTGTCGGTCGAGGCACAGGTCGCCGTGACCCAGACTCCTGATGCGTTCTGAAACTGCTCGTACGAATTGATGCTGTAGCCCTCATTGTTCGCGCCGCCGCATTTGAAGTCATAGTCCTGGATCAGTGTGCGGCTTGGAAGAACGTACGT